CATTGTCAATGTAAAGTGTTGCCATTATTTCACCATGCCGCTCTCGGTCTCAGATGTTGCATAACACGGGGATCGGACACGAAACGGTCAACAACCCCGGCAGGCTCCCCTGATCCATTCACATTGATAACAATGGAGCGGTTATCATTTGCCGTGTTCTGAGCGTTTAGTCTATTCCCTACACCGGCGAACTCCTCTCCGCCATGTGCCATCACGAGCTTGGGCATACCTATCGGCCCCGGCACTATCCCGCCATACTGAAAGCTCGGCGCGCCAATAGCCGCTAAGTGGCGTGAGAAGTCTTCAAGCGTTTCCCCTGGTTGTTTCTGCGCTTCCCATTCCGCATATTGTGGTGTCAGGTTAGGGTTTACAATTCTCCCTTCCATTTGGCCTAAAGTGGAAATAAAGGTAGACTGCTGCCCCAACGCATCGCAGGCTTCCCACAACCGAGATAGGGTCTCCGGTGAGAGTGCCAGCATCGAGTTAAGCTTCTCACCCAAGCCCATCTCTTGGATTGGTTCCATAACCCGCTCGATCAATCGCCGCATCGGGTCCCAGGTCAGCTCCCCCTGAAGCCGTATCATGTCCATCTGCCGGCGGAGGTTCTCTAACTCATCCTCCAGAGGTTCCACACCTTCAGCACCACGACCACCCATCTCCAAAATCTGCAATTCTAACCGTTTGGCATCCTGCTGCATAGCGAACAACTGATCGCTCATTGCCATTTCACCAGGGAAGGCAAAATCGGCTATGTTACGCATAGCAGATAGGATGTCGTTATAGGCATCCTCAGCGGTCTCGGCGGCATCCGTAACTAAGCCCAAATTCTTCTTCTGAGCACCAAAGGATATATCGCTTTGCCGTTCGAGGAGATACATTTGCGTTTCTACGTCCTCTAGTTCGTCCTCATACTCCCTGGCCGCATCTGCACCCTTGCCGCCAGCAACCCTGATATTGATCTCTAGCTGTTTGGCTCGATTGCCAAGATCAAGCAAAAGACGGTCTATCTTGCTTTCGCTGAACGACTTAATTTCATCAGCAAACTCTTGCCAAACTTCGGTAACGTCCTCGATTGCAGGTTCCAGATATGCTAGTGCCGCCCCGTATGCCTCTACTGAGTCGCCTGTAAGCTCCATTTGCTTACGATAGATTCTGGATGCCTCCGTAGCCTCTTCCGTAGTGTGGCTGCCATCCTTCACTTTCCGTTGGAGTCGAGCATAGTGATCTTCAAGATCGTCTACAGCTTCTCCTTCCTTCTTGGTTGCATCAGTCAAGCCTTCTGCTGCTTCATATGCCTTCTTGTGTGCATCGGTAATAGCCACCAACTCATCGTATGTGTCTTGTGTGATTTCGCCAGTCTCGTAGAGAGCTTTGCCGAGTTCTAGTTCTGCCTGTGCATGTTCATAGGCGGCTTTGGTCCCCGCTTCCTGGCCTGATAGCATATTCTCGATGGCCTCATTCCCTTTATAGCCTGCATATGCCAGCCCACCAAGAGCGGCAACTATAAGTCCAATCGGACCCAAAGCCGCTACATGCAAAACAGCGAATGCCGCACTCAGGGCCTGCACCATCGCTACTGCTTTCGAAAGCGCAAATACAAGCCCAGCAGTGCCTACAATCGCTCCTGAAATCTTGATGATTGCCTCGATAGCACCAGCGGGGAGTTTGCCGAAAGCTTCGATCAAGTCACCAACGGCACCGAGCGGATCTTTTAAGCTGCCAGCAAGCGATTTCCCAATATTCTCCATCGCCTTGTCCATTTCTGGGCTCGACAGTGTTTCGACAAAGTTACTGACCGTATCCACGATTTTACCAAAGGCCGGAAGGAACATCTTGCCTAGCGTTTCACTTGCTTCTTCCATCAAACGATCTAATGATGCGACTTTCTTGCCCGCTGTTCCCATAGCGGCTTCATATGTTCCCTCAATTGCTACGCCCGCTTTCAGCACCTCATTCATGGCAATTTGTTGCTTCTGTCTAGTAGTCAATGCGGTAGTCGCTATGCCGAGAGTCTTGGCCTCTTTGACATAAGCAGCTTGTAGATTGATTACCAGACCTCTAGTCCTCAAAATCTCTGGCTGGAGGCTGGTAATACCGTGCAGAATAGCTTCAAGTGAATCGCTAGTATTTTCATTAGCAATTACAGCCGCATTGCGGGCTACGTTAGCAAGCTCTTCAGCGTGGGTTAGATCAATTTGAGCCTGCATCATCCTGGTCAGAACTGTCCGTGTGACCTGAGTTGTGATACCTAATTCTTTGACGCTTTTCTCATAACCGGACAACTCATCGTCACTGTAGCCCGCATTCTTGCCGACTGTTTTGAGTACGACCCCCAAAGTCTCAGTGCGTGCAGCTGTCATAGTGACGTTCTTGACGAAGTTAGCCAATCCTATAGCAGCCAAAGCGCCGCCTAGCACGGTTGCCATCTTGCCCACGCTACCCAACTTAGTACCCAGCCCGTCCATATCCTTATCGACCCTAGACATGGTGGAATGAAACGAAGTCGCGTCCGCAGCAATAGCAACAGTGAGTTTACCCAGATCAGCCATGTACTTTTATCTCCGCACCGAGGCTACTTGCCAGTTCCAGAAGATAATCGAGTTCCTCTTTTTCTGGCTCCTCTTTATGGTCGGAGGAGGCCATGAAGTCGGAAACGGTGAATGGTTCAGCTTTCTTTTTGGGGTCACGGTTGATATTAGCGAGGACAGCGCAAACCAGAGCGGCATGGTAGTCCTGCCGTTCCATGTCAGTGTTGTATCTCTCGACCAGATATGCCACTTCCCGCATCGTCAAGCTCCAAAACTCCTCTTCGCCCAAATGGAGGTCGTATCGGCCAAATGCCCATAGCACCTCCCATCGGAGCGGCGTCAGTTTTTTGGGTCACTCTCCGGTTGTGCTACTTCGAGTGCTTTGTTCAATGCCCCTGAAATCTCAGTGATATTGCCGCCATGCACCATAGCGCCGACGGCTTCAGTTGTGAGTTCCTTATCCTCATGGAGTAGGCATGCCCAAAGCAAACAGCGAATACTCTCCGCCGATGGGTTATCCCTAAATTCCGCGATGCTCTTACCAGAGCTGTGTTCATACGCCACCATAGCATTCAGATCCAAGCGCAGATGACGTACCTTGTCCAGCTTGATCTTGACCAGCGGCACTACACTAGGCATGTTTCTCCTTCCTTGTGGGGGAGCGCCCAAAGGCGCTCCCCCGATCAACTAGGCTTATGGCCTGGTCACATGGATTGTGTAAACTGTGGCAACCTTGTTGGTTTCTTTGATCGAAATCACCACATCGGTCAAGGTATTCGCTGCTCCGATTGCGATTGCACCGGACTCCACAGTAGTTAGGATATTCTGGCTCACCCCCAGGGCTGTCACTGTTCCTACGCCGGCTGCAAATGTCGCAGTTAGCAGAATATAAGTCGATGCTGTATCAAGCCCATCGACACCGTACTCATAGGTGCCAGCCAGGAAGTTGGGAATGAAGTCAAGGGCTGCCGCCAGAGTCTCCTCAGTACCCGTCAAGACAGTGATGTTGTTGCTGGCCGTCACATTGACCGCTACCGCCCCACTGACTTTGATGGTGGCCTTGAACGATACTGCCCCATCAACGGGAGCGGCTATCTCTGGTGCTCGAATGACATAGCCATCGAAGGTCATTGTGGACCCCATTGCTGCAGGGAAGGTCAATGTGTATGACCTCAGCTGGCTTGCGTTAAAGTCATCCACAAGACCTATCTGCCCAGCATCACCAGGGTAGAAATTCCCCTCAAGCGTTAACTCACCACCATCTTTTAGCCCGACAAGGAACTCCTTGTAACCGCCCACGCTATCGTGAGTAGTGACATCCATCGTGTCCGCTGTAGGTACGGGAGCCGTGATATTGCTGATCTCAGCAATATCATTGACTCCGTTGTTCAAAATCGTCCCATATGCCCAATTTGCGTCACTCATGATTTACCTCCTAGTTATGCCAAATTGTTATATCTACTGCAACGTGATACCAGCCCGTTTCAGGGTCGTACATATCAACTCCGTTGTCATACATTCCCACCCCCGCCGAACTCAAGCCCTGTAGCGCCAGCCTTACCTCCTCTGCAACTGCCCATGCCGCCCCGTAGGTCTCCGCCCAGCAGGAGAATTGATAACGCGGGTGCTGTAAAGACGAGTCCCCGCTATGCGTCTGCTCACGAACGTTGCTTACCTTGTGCATCGTTATCGCCGGCAGCGTCGGATTCTGCGGGAGCTTCATGGGGTAGACACCAACGCCTGCCAAACCTGGGAACGTTGATAAGCGGGTGAACACATCAGTTTCAATCCCCATTAGATACCTCGCCTTGACATTGCGCATACTTTCTGGTATCCTTGTGGTATGCACAAGCAAATGATCTCATTCACGGAACCACAAATGATTTTCTTAAAAGCTGAAGCTGCTCGCCTGGGTATCCCCGTAGCTGAGTTAGTCAGACGCATCGTGGACACATATCGAGAAAGCAAAGCACAATGAAGATATGCTCGAAGTGCGGTTTGTCTAAACCACTGGAGAACTTCTGCATAGACCGCTCGAAACCAGACGGACGCTATCCATCGTGCAACGAATGTCGGCACGCTGACCATCAGGTAAATCGTGAGAAACGTAACGCGGCTTGCTGTGCCTACTATCAACGAAACGCCGAACAACTGCGTGCCTATGCTCTCAAATATGCTGCGGAACATCAAGATGAGCGCCGTGCCTATTGCCAAACCAATCGACAGAAGCAAACAGCCAAACGCCGTGAATGGCGTAATCGTAATCCTGGACGGGACGCTGCGATCTTGAGGCAACGCTACAGAGCTAACCCACTGCAAAAGTGTGCAGAGTTGCGTCAGTGGCGCCGGAATAATCCTGAACGGTCGGCCAACCTCTCGGCAACAGGAAGCAGTCGCCGCCGAGCACGACTGCAAGGCAATGGGATTGACCTTGTCCGTCGAGCCTTCATCATCGAGCGGGAACACTCGGTATGTCATATCTGCGGCAAAAAGGTTAGGACTAAGGATTTGACCCTCGACCACTTGATCCCCATTGCCAGGGGAGGACCAGATGCCGAGTGGAACTTGGCTGTTGCACATCGCCGCTGCAACTCTAGCCGTGGAGTTGGTCGCTTGCCAGCCCAACTTCGATTGCCAGTTTAATCTCGTCATATTTTCCCCAACAATATCTTGAGCGCCTCGCCGATCTCTTTGGCGACTGCCTTTGCCTTAGTATCCATAGATGGACGCAGAAATGGATATGGCGGATGGTATCTTGTGCCAAATTCCAGAGGAGGGCCATATATTACATTCGTCCCCACAAGCACCTCTGCATGATTTCTGTCATTCTTGTTGCCACCAATATCTGTGCCACTAGAATTAGCAAGCTCACTTTCCTCTGAATGTCCACCTATATGCAGCGAACGTGCCAAGTTGCCTGTCACCCAGTGTTTCTCTCTCTTTAATGTCTCTTTGGCCTCATTCTGTATTAGCAATGCTCCAGAGGCGGCAGCATTCTCCAGTGAGTTACCGGCCACACTGTCAGAAACCTTTTTCAGCTTGGCCACCAACTCAGGCCCGCCCTTGATACTCACGCTTATGTTCATTTCACCAGCACCGCCCTCAGCCTCGTCATTACGGAATGCGAGTCGGTTTCCACGGCCATGATGTCATAGTTCACGCCCGCGACTACCGTGCGCATCTTATTGGTTATCGCCGGATAATGCCCCGCAATGGCTATTGTGTGAGTTATTATTTCAATCGTTCCGTCTGCCCTTTTGCGTTCGGCGGCTTGTGGACTGTTGGGGTTGATTGGCGCTATTGCACAAGGCAAGTCAATAAGTCCAGCTATGTTATTCCAACCAGCTATTGGCTGCCCGTAGCCATCCTGCACCTCGGTCGCCTCCTGAATCGTACAGAGAGACGGGTAAAACGTCGCCGACAAGCTGGACAGTAACCGTGGGTGAATCAATGCCACCATATCAACCTCTCAGTGCATCCTTCAGCAAAAATTCCCGATAGCTAAAATCATTAAGCACCATCTCTGCCCAATCAAAGGCTCCTTCCACATCCTCAGTAGCAGCCTGCGCTCGAAGTAATTTGGCTCGTGCCAACAGCGCATCGCTTACCTTCGCACCATCGGTAGTCAGGTCTAGGAGCCTTATCACCTTCAACACCATTGCGGTATCTGAGGCTATGGTCTCTAAGGCGAGGGCAACACCCAGCTTG